GGCTGGTACTCATCGTGATCCCATGACGCTCCGGCGTTTCTGATCTCCTGATGACGCCAGGATAGTTCGGACGAGGCGAAAAGAAGTACCTTCGCCTGTCCGGCATCTCCGAACGCTTCCAGCATACGCGGGCCACCGGCAGCTATCTCGATCTTGTCAGACCAGGGCTGGCCAACCTTCATCCAGTCAACAGATGTACGGCTGAATGCGATGGTGACGTGCATATCGTCGGCCGGAAGCGTGGTCTTGAAGCCCTGCCCCTTGGCCCATGCGATGATTTCATCGGCGTTCAGCACATCACGGCGCACATACAGCGTCTTAGGTACTGCATCGGATGCCGTCTGTTGATTCTTGGGCACTTCCACAGCCTCACCCGCTTCCAGTTCGTCAGGATTGACGGTTCCGTCGATATCTTCGTCGCTTTCCTCCAGTGCCTCATCAAGGCCCGGCCAGCGTCCGCTTTCAATCATACGGTTCTGGGTGGCTTCCGCCAGTGCATCGGTTGGAACGAGTCCGGTCCGAGCATAGATGTCGACCGTCTCGGCTTCCATCTTGTCAATTTCAGCCTTTTCCTTTTCCGACAGCTGGAACAGTGGAACCCACGATGCCCAGATACCATCATCGGACTTACCGAGAGCGGAACGGATCAGCATTGCATCCAGAGGGGCCAGCATCGGGCTGATAATGAGCTCCTGCTTGGCTTTCACACTGTCGTAGTAGTTCCGGAGCGAACCCTCATCTTTGCCGCTCAGGCCTGCTTCCTGCTTGCCTGTAAGGCGTGTCAGCGGGATATCGGCGGCACCGGCCATGACGTTCAACAGCGTGTTGGTGACATCAGGCAGACCAGTCCAGGTGATTTGCTTCTGATCCCACTCATCATCGCCATCCAGCATGAGCACGTTCGAGATGCTTTTCAGCACGGCAACCATCTGCCAGCGCTTGATCATCGTCGCTTCCATGTCGGCATTTGCCATCATGGTCATCATGTTCTTTATGCGGACAACATCGATCTTGGCTTCCTGCAGAAGCGCATCGATCACAGATGCAGCACTATCTGCAGCCATAACGGCATCACTGATGTGCATCCAGATGCTGTCACCCCAGCCATTGGCACCGAGGCGACGATTGTTCACTGTACGGCCATTCACCCGGATCACACGTGACGGATGCAATTCGACCTGCTTACCGTTGGCCGAGTTGATCACATATTTGGCAGGGCTGCCGTACATCGGATCAAGCGGATCCGTGATGATATCCTGCGCCGTGATTTCATGCCGGCTGAGAACCGTGAGAGCCTTGATGCTGCCCTTAGCGATGCGATCGACCGACAAAGGCTGGTTGAGCGCGCCCGGCAGGCCTAGCGGGATGATAACCGCGCCACCATACAGTCGGGCCCAGATCAATGCCTGCCGCACCTGCTGGCGAACCTGCAGACGCTTTTCCTCGGCTTCAATCCGTTCGATATCGTCCTTGTCAGCCTTCCATGTGCGCCATTCACGGGTTGCATCGTCAGCCGGGATATCAACGATCTTCCCGAACCACGTCGACACACGATAGGCGTTCTCAAGCGTCATCTGGTCGTGATCGATGACGTATGTATGAGCGGATGTCTTTGCGTTCCCGCCCCCCAGACCGGCGACGAAGTTGGCAAATCCATCCGTAATCACGCCAGCAGTGTTGACGCGAACACGGGGCTTGGCATTGGTCATGAGTAAGCTTTCATCATTTGTTCGAGGGTGTAGCCGCCATTCGGGCCACCGCATATTTCGACAACAGCATCAATGAACGGGTCGATCTGGTCATCGAATGATCCATCCGGGAACGCCGCATATTCTGATACGAATGCCTTCTTCCAAGTAGCCTCTGCCGGGACGCAGACGAGGCCAGCCGCCACTGATGGCACAGCATCCAGAGCGCGAGTGTACTTGTCCCGGTCACGTTGTAGGGCGACCACAGGAATTGCTTTCCGCTGCAATGACTGGATTAGCCCAGTGCCAGACACCTTGTCTTCAACGACCATCTTGCGCAGATAGCCATACGTCTCTGGGTTCAGTGTCTTCGCACTCGCCCATAGTGCCAGCGCCGTCTTGTCCAGTTCAGGCGCTTCAAACCGACCTCGGATAAGTTCGATCAGATAAGCCTTGCCGTCTACTCCCGCGCCCCAGTGCTCGAGGACGGTGTAATCGTTGCGTTCCTTGGTTTTCTGCGCCGTATCCACGTAGATTCCACGCCATGCCAGCTGCGGCAGGACGGTGTATTCCTTCAGCCAGTCCGTCTTAAACAGATTGCCGCCTGCGACTATAGGAGACTGCTTGTACTGTCCGGAATAGACCATTGGAGAGTGCTCAAGAACTTTGATCTGCTCTCTTGTATGCTTCTGTTCCCAAAGCGGACCATCCGGCAGCCCATGCGGGATCATGACGACGTTGCCCTGCGGTGCTTCGCACTCGCCCTCTATAAGGACGGGCAGCTGCAGAACATGCCATTCCTCACCCGAGTTCTCCATCAGGTGGGCGGCGAAGTCTTCGACATGCAGGCGCTGCATGATCACGATCACCGGTACATCTTCATGCGCCAGACGTGATTTGAACGTGTTTTCCCAACGAGCGTTGATGAACTTGCGCTTCGGGTCCGAGCTCGCATCATCAGGCTTGAGCGGGTCATCGATGATCAGAGCACCCGTGAAACCTTCCTCGGCAAGGATGCCAGCACGAAAGCCCGTGATCGGTTGACCAGCGGCAGCCGCACGAAGGTGCCCGCCGTCAGTGGTACGCCAAAGCCCTTTCGCATCCTGGTCTGCTCTCATGCGTACAGGCCAATGAGCCTGATAGCCTTCAAGATTGATAATATCCTTGACCTTGGTCGAGTTATCCAGCGCCAGCGGCTCAGCATAACTCGCATGGATGAAGCGAGACCGCGGATTAATCGCAAAGCCACGTGCGATGAAGTTGATCACCGCGAGCTCGGTCTTACCGTAACCAGGCGGTATGTTGATGATCAGACGCTTGATCGAGCCCGCAAACACCCTATCCAGTGTCGAACACATAACCCGATGGAATGGAGCAACTGAAAACGGCTGCCCTTCCTTCTCGACAAAGAACTTGCGAGTGAATGACAGGTGAGAGGCGAGAAGCTCTTTCCGCTCCTCCAGCCTATCCGCCTCCCTCTTCCGGCTCTCCCTCTCCTGACGGATCGCCGTCAACAACTCCGATCTGGACAAGTGCACGTTCAAGGACTTCTAGCTCCTCGTCAGTCATGCCCTTCAGGCGATCGAGTGAAATGGTTTGCAGTGGCCCGCCCTTGGGCCCAGTTACCTCGTGAGACTTCCTGTCTCCGAACCGCTTGGGCGCGATCTTGCTCATTAGCCATTTGCGGGTGTCAACACGGAGACGGGCGCGATTGACGTCCTCGTCTTCAGCGTCAGCGATTTCGAGGATATCCTCAGCGAGAGCATCCATCTGTGCTTCTCTTGCGCGTGTGTATTGCGCAGAAAAACCGTTCCGATTCTCCGTCGCCCAGAGCCTTACAGTGCTCTCCGCTGGCATACCCACATCCTTACAGATAGCCCGTAGGCTTTCACCTGCAGCCAGTCTGGCGATGATGGTATCTGCCAATTCCTGTTCGTAGGCAGTCGGTCGCCCACGTCCGGGCGATTCCGCCTCTTGTTTCGGCGTGAGATTCACGGTTCAATCCTTGTCGGGCTGATGGAGGGCACAATGTCACTTGAATGGGTAACCGTAATCGCCGGGGCTGTTTCAGCAGGGTCTTGGTTGGCCTCTGCGCTCGTGACGCCAGACCTATCAGTTTCATACTGGGGCGGCCCACCGAAACACATTCGTCGTCGTGCGACCCTTGGGACTTGGCTGAATGCTTCCGGCGCGCTCTTTGCAGCAATAGCTATTGGTGCTCAGGCTTATGGAGCATACGTCGCTATGCCTTAAACTCTCGCGGTCCGGTTGAACTAGGCTATTGCACGTCGATAGCTTTCTGATGTCCATTCAATAGAAGCGGCCATATCTCGGTCGAGTGCATCAACGTCGATCACGAGTCGGCTCGGCTTGGACATATCGGCATCGATCAGAATACTCTCGCCCGGCGTCTCGCCCACGTAATATTCGACCTTGCCCTTCACAACTCCGCCTGTGGCCATCGGCTTCTCCGGCCTTGGCAGCGCCATTGCAGGAACGGCAGCAGCTACAGGAGCGAGGCCGAGGAATTTGAGGAATGCGCGTCTTTTCATGACTAAGCCTGTTTCTGTAAGAGCAACCAATTCAGGGTTTTCCGCAGAAATGGTTCTGCCAGCATATTGCGCAGTCTATTCGGAGCGGCCATGTTTGTGAGGTCTACAAATAGTGAGGATCACATGCGCAATACACAATATATAGAGATAAAAGACCTATCCGACTGGGAAGATGATGCCACGGTTGTGGTTCATGTTCTCGCTGGCTCGATTGCCAGAGTACGAAGCCACATTCCCAATCGCCAATCAGTTGAAATGCCTTTGTCTGATGCTTTGGAAGAGGCCGACCGATTTGTTTCTCAAGACCCTAACAAAACCAGTGTAGCCATTTTTTTAGGCGAGGATGCCGTCTGGGATAACAGACTGGGCTCTCTCTCGCGCTAAATGCATAGCTGACCGCTGCGGTATCTTCCGGGCTTGCCCACTTCACACCGCTTAATGCAGGGTTGCGGCCCCGGAGCGACCAGTGTTGAGTTCTACACCCGCGAGTGAAAGCCATGGTCTAGCCGCCCGGTGGGCTAGTGAAAGGAGTGTCGCTCCCTATGAAGGCTATTGAAATTTGCGCTCTGACTGTGCTGAATTGTCAGCGGGAGGCTTATCATGTTTGAAAACCAGACAATCGGGGTGACTTGCCCTAAATGTGGAAATCAGATCGAGCAGACTATCGGCTGGCTTAAATCCAACGACAATGTCACCTGTCCTGGGTGCGGTTCTGATTTCATCATCAATAGCGAAAAGTTCTTCGCCGGAATTGAGAAGGCCGAGGAGGCCATCGCGAAATTCGGGAAATCGATCCGAAATATCGGAAAGCGAAGATAACACTTCATGCAATCCGTTCGTGTCAATGGATAGTCTGAGATCACATGATGCCATCTTAACGCTCCAAACAAAAACCCCGCGCGGTGGCGGGGCTGAATATTGATCGCTTATTTAGACAGATGCGCTATCCTGATGGAAACAGGAGGCAGCAATGTATCAGATCAAGGTATTGGAACTTCTCGAAGACGGTACCTCACGGCCACATGAGTTCACCGAAATGGAAACCGCGCAAGAGTTCGTCCGACACGCTACCTTTGACCTGAAGGTCTGGATAGAAAAGTACGGCATCTTTGACCGCGATGACTTCTTGAAGCTCCGGTCTATGCCGCAGGATGAAGCCATCCCATTTTAGTTTCGTGCCTCTCTCCAATGAAAAAGCCGCCACCCGAAGGCGACGGCTGATAGATGCGGGCAGAAAGTGATTGGCGCCACCCTCTGCCCTATTGGAAACGGTTCCAATCGCTAGCGCGTTAGTACCGGTCCATCACAACTGTGTCAGAACGGGCCGGACGCTACCCCGGCTGCGGGAGTAAATCGTGGTGTGCGTTGCACCAACACCTTCTATACTCAGGCTGCTTGCCCACGGTGCACCGTTACCGCATCTGACCTTGCGCTTCCCTGCTTTCGGCGCCGCCGTTCTGATTTCGCGGGATATGCCTTAAACCTCTCAGCCACAGGGCAATGAACATGCCCCAGCGGGATTTGAACCCGCGTCACCATTTGGTGAATATCCCTTTTCGTTGCCCTCATGTCTCGCGCTACCCGGATAAGTGGGGCGGTACTGCATGAGGGTGGATTTTTGCCCTAGTCGGCGCTCTTTTGAGCCGTCTGGCTACGAGGACTTCCCCAGACCCGTTCTCCAACC